GCTACCTGGCGCGAAACTCCGAGAAGTTTGCCGAGGTTGGTTGTTCCGCCACACCAATCTATTAAACGTTCTAGCTCATCTCTCTGCCGCTTGTTGATCTTGTCTATTAGTCTCACGTTGTCACCCCTGTATTAAATAAGTTTGCTTAATGTGTTGACATCATAACCTAGTGGGCGTACATTTGCCACTCAAATTGAGAAGAGGAAAAGAAAATGAGTATGTTAGACACAATCGCAACACCCAAAGATCGACCAATCATCTGCACAATTTCAGGTGATGCTGGTATTGGTAAGACGGTTCTCGCAGCCACCTTCCCTAACCCCATCTTCATCCGTTCAGAGGATGGCCTTCAATCTGTGCCAGAAGCTAATCGACCTGATGCGTTTCCAGTTGCTGATACGGTAGATACCCTGTTGAAGCAGCTAACCGCACTAATTGAAGATGATCACAATTATCAAACGCTAGTCATTGATTCCGTGACTCAGCTTGAAATTATGTTTTCGCAGCACATCGTTGAAATAGATCCAAAAAAACCAAAGAGCATAAATCAAGCTATGGGGGGATATGGCGCTGGTCTGCAAGCTGTGGCCGCACTACATCAGAGGGTGAGAAAAGCGGCTGGAATATTGAATGAGCGCAAAGGGATGCACATCGTTTTTATCGCTCACGCCGACACATCAACTGTTGAGCTGCCAGATCAAGATGCGTATACCCGCTATGATCTGCGCCTCGGTAAGCGGTCAGTATCACCATATCTCGACAATGTTGACCTTGTTGGCTTCATCAAGCTGGAAACATATACTTTCGGTGACGGTGAGAGAAAAAAGGCAACCAGTACCGGCAACCGCCTGATGGTAACTTACACAACCGCCGCCAATGTCTCAAAGAATCGCTATGGCATTACTGAGGATTTGCCAGTTTCCTTTGGAAAGAACCCACTGATTCCATTCGTCCCAATGCTCGGAGAAAAGAAATGAGAATGGACAGCGAATGGCGCGAAGCTGCCGAGCATTATCGCCATCTAAAAAATGAGGCAAACTCGATCAATCAGTTGCTTGCCGATGCAAAGGATGTTTTATTATCCCTCGCTGGCGAAAACGATGAGGCCGGTTTCGGTGTCTCTGTTAAACATGGCACACGCAAAGGAGCAATCGACTTTAAAAAGTTTGTCTCCGAATTACTGCCAAACGCAAATCTCGAACCGTATCGCAAAGATTCGATTCAAACTACTACCATCAATATCTCTAAAGGAGAATAATCACAATGTCATTTTTTACAACTTCCGAAGGTGAAAACCTAAACGCATCAAACACCACCACTGAGTACGAAGTCTCAACCGCTATGGAGCCTATGCCTGATGGGACGATCCTCAAAGCCGTACCTACAGAGGTAAAGTGGGCAGAATATGAAGGTGATCGCTACATCAATGTCCGCTGGGATGTGATCGACGGTGAATTTAAAAGCCGCGTAGTATTCCATAAGATCCGCGTTTGCTCGGTCAAGCCGACACAAAAAGATAAGGCGCTGCGTATGCTCGCAGCTATCGATGCCAATGCTGGCGGTAAACTGATGCAACTCGCGGGTGAGCCTACCGATATGGATCTAGCATATATTTGCAACAATCCAATGGAGATTCGCGTCCGCATTTGGTCTATGGAGGATGAGAATGGCGGGCCTGATCGAACAGGCAATTGGGTTGAGGCCGTTAGCTCGCTTGGTAGCGCTGCGCCGTCACCAACCCCCGCCAATGACGCATCTTCACCAACTCCTGCCACTGACAGCGCACAGGCGCAGCCTAACTGGTAGCAATCTGCTGCAACCATAAACAAGCCCCTTAATTGGGGCTTTTTGGGTGAGAAAATAGGAGAAATAAGATGGAATCAAAAAAGACAACAGAAACAAAAATAATATTGAGAATGAGCGAATGCGAGGCCGAATGGCTTAAAGGCGTTATGCAAAATCCATTGTTTGTTGAGCATCCTGGTGATGAGGATTTAAATGATAATGCAATGAGATTACAGCTATGGGAGGCATTATCTAATGTCTAGCAATATAAAAGTAATCGAAGGTCTTGAGCCTTGGGAAGTGATGAAACGTGCTAGTGAGGGTGAGAAATGGGCTTTTATGACTACAAAAGGATGGGAGCAATGCGACGAAGATATTAGTAGCATAGGTGGCTGTATCGCTGGGGGTTTTGCGGTAGCAATCATCGACACCACCACACCAGAGATTCCGTGGAGTGAGTTCAAGTGGGATTTCTTTAATCAGTATGGTGGATTGAAGGTTACTATGCGAGAAGCTAGAGGTGGTTATTTCAATAGTGTTGCAAGTATGCCTACCGCAGCAGGAATCCATGAATTACGCGAATCCCCATTCTACTACTGGCCCGGAGGTGAGCAGCCTGTACCTGATAATGTTGAGGTTGAGGTGGTTACTAGAAACAATGATATATGCAAAGGAGGCGCGGACTCTTGCGATTGGGGGTGGGGGTCATTTGGTACAGACATCATCGCCTTTAAACTAACCGGGAGAGTGTTATGAGTAGAAACTACCTCGGCGCTTCCGCCTGGTCATCGTGTGACCGCATCATGTGGCTGAAATTCAGAAAGGCCATTCATTCAACAATTAGTCAGCAACTACAGAGAACCTTTGATCTTGGTCACGCCTGCGAGCCGATCATGATCAAGCATCTGCGTGACTCTGGTATTGAGGTTGGATTGTGCGAGGCTGAGATCACAGGCAAGTTTGGGCAAGTCTTGGGCCATGTTGATGGTGTGATCAAGATTGGCGATGGCTCCATGATGCTCCTGGAAATGAAAACGGCAAACGATAGCCGCTTTAAGGATATGATGAAGAATGGATTACCTGATTATTATTACGCGCAAATCCAGATCTATATGCACCACAGCGATCAGATTGTCAGCAGCGTCGATAAACTCACATCATGCCACTACATGATCCTAAACAAAAACACCTCAGAGCTGTACGAATTCGCGGTAAATTATGATCCAGAATATGCTGCCGAACAAACCGAGCGATTGCATGATGTAATCGAATCCGAAGCGATGCCAGCGGGCAATAAATCATATAAGTGTAATTTCTGTGATGCCCGCTATTTCTGCTCGCGCATGGATTCTGATCCGCTTGTCTTGCCTGAGATCGGCTGCGGTACTTGCGCCAATGTCTCAATCGTTAATGGACGGATGGAATGCCCTAATGGCAACAAGGTCTGCGATGATCACATCATCCACCCTCAAATCATGGAGCAATTAGGTTACGAATATGTGAGCGCCAATCCCGCGACAATGATGATCGAATATAAAGATTTCGTTATTGCTCCGAAAGGGATCAAGCATAATCATAAACCAACCTATACTTCAATCGAATGGATTGAGGCGCAATCGTGAAACTGCGCCCATACCAACAAGATGCAGCCAATGCTGTTATGGATTGGGTGAAGTCATGCGTCGATCCTGTTGTGATCGGCGCACCTACCGGGGCCGGTAAAAGTCACATTATTGCGTTTATTGCCAAAGAGATCCGATACCTGTCAAATAAGCGTGTATTGGTTATCGCTCCATCTGGTGAGCTGGTCACCCAAGATTATAAAAAATATCTGTTGACCGGCGAAAAAGCGTCGATCTTCTCTGCCAGCGGTGGTCGCAAAGAGACTATCCATCCGGTTGTGTTTGGCTCGCCTCTAACGGTTGCCAATAACCTCCTGCGGTTTGATCATCGTTATGCTGCCGTGATCATTGATGAAGCTCACGGGATCACCCCCACACTCATTAAAATAATCGAATCGATGCGAGCCAACAATCCACAGCTTCGTGTGATAGGATTATCCGCCACCCCGTATCGCCTCGGTGCTGGTTATATCTACGCGAACCATTATATTCATGGGCGCATGGGTGAGGATGTAGCCAAAGATCCGTTTTTCCATACGCTGAATTACGACATTGACGCGCGCTTGCTCATAGATGAAGGGTATCTGACTCCGCCAGCTATGGAAGAATCTGACGGTTACGACACTTCCGATCTAGTGCTTAAATCAAATGGCCTATGGGAGTCGTCAACCGTCGACGCTGCGTTTGAAGGTCACGGGCGCAAGACTGCGGGAATAGTCGCGGACATCGTGAACCGGGCGAAACAGCGCAAGGGCGTGATGATCTTCGCCGCCACCATCAAACACGCAGAGGAAGTGATGGCATCCCTGCCCCCTGGGTTGTCGGCTCTCGTAACTGGCAAAACCAAAAAAGCAGAGAGATCGGACATTATTGTCCGATTCAAGGATCGGTCTATTAAATACCTGGTGAATGTTTCCGTCCTCACAACCGGCTTTGATGCGCCCCATGTTGATGTGATCGCAATCCTTCGCGCTACTGAATCGGTTGGATTACTTCAACAGATTATCGGGCGCGGCCTGCGTATTGATGATGGTAAGGTCGATTGCTTGGTGCTGGATTATGCTGAGAATATTGAGCGCCATTGTCCAGGTGGCGACATATTTGATCCGCAAATAAAGGCGGTAGGTGGTAAAAAATCCGAGCCTATGCCGGTCGCCTGCCCTGAGTGTCATTATCAAAATGAATTCGGCCCTCGAAAAAATGAAGATAATTATAATGTTGATGAGTTCGGGTACTATCTCGATCCTCTCGGTAATCGCGTTGAGTCCGAGCATGGCCCAATGCCAGCCCATTATGGCCGACGATGTAATGGAGAGAGCCTGCGCGAAGGGAAGCACCATAGATGTGAATATAAATGGACATTTAAGGAGTGCGCGGAATGTGGGCATGAAAACGATATAGCCGCTCGCTATTGTTCGGCCTGCAAAGCGGAGATCGTTGACCCCAATGAAAAATTGCGAGAGATCGCCGCCAAGATTGCGCGTGATCCATATCGCACCCGCTCTGCCAATGTTACTGATTGGAGTGTCCAGCGCTGGCCTGGTCGGGATGGTAAGCCTGATACGCTTCGAATCCTGTACCAGATCGATGAGGCCCCACACCAATTATCGCAATGGTTCGCGCCTGAATCGTCAAGCGCTTGGAGCCAATCGAAATGGCTGCAGTTTGCCATAGATCGATATGGTGAGCGATTGCCTGATGTGCAATCTGCGATTGATAGTTTTTCCGACGCGAAAGCGCCAACTGAGATCGGTTTCCGTAAAAAGAAAGGGTCTAAATTCTTCGACGTAGTGGGAGTGAGATAATGGCTAAAAACACAACACCAAGCGAATCAGCGGAGCAGATTTCCTTCATCCAATGGTGGCGGAATTCCTACCCTGATATTTGGATATTCTCTGTTCCAAACGGAGGCCATCGCCATAAAGCGGTCGCACAGAAAATGAAGATGGAAGGCCAATCACCTGGAGT